GGGCAATGCTGACAAGGTAGGTCTCTAGCCTTTTCAAGTAGCTTCTTGTTTCTGTACATTAAAGTTCTTAGCTGGATAATTTACGAAACTCTCGCCCTCGTTGCACTCCTCACAGCAGGTAACGATTTCTCCAGACATATCCCTAGCCCTCGGAACTTCATCCCAATCTACTACCCAACCGCAATACTCACATTGTGCCAAATTGCTATCATCGATCTCGTTCATTGTGTCACCCTATCCATTGTTCGATTAGAAGCCTCCTGAGACCGCCATACGTCGATCCTAGCCTGTGCTGCTATTAACTTCCACCTCAGTTCTTCAGCAGCCTCTACAGCCGCCTGAAGCCCTTTTAGTAAGGCTTGATACTCTGGGTGAGCATAAGCCTGATTTTCCCTGTCTGCGACCGTATTTCCGATAGCCTGACTGAACAGGATTGCTTTCTTGCTTTTCCGAAACTCCTCTAGGTACGTTACCTCAGCCTTAGCCTTAGCGTAAGCCGTACTGTTCCGGTAGATAAAGTCGATTGCCTCGTGAGGATCAACCTGCATACTGAGCCTCAGTAATGGAAACTCGGATTGCCTCAATCAGCTTCTCAGCGTTCTCAGGCGAGATAGACAGGTTTGCGCTACCGTTGGACAACATCACGTTAATCCAGACGTTTTTGCCAACCGTATCAACGAAAATTGCTGTGTATTCGTTTACTCCTTCAACTTTCATAATACCCCCTTAAACGTAGTTCCAAGGTTTAGCGTTTTGGCTTACTGCAAATTTCTTTGCCTCGCGCTTTTCCTTAAATTCAATTTTGGTAATGATGTTCTCAAGCAATGGCTGGACACCATTTACTAGCGTCAATTGCCAACCGTTTTTAACTTTTGTCAGATGTGCTGTAATCATTTTGTTCCCCTTAGAAATCCCGCTGTGTGCTGCGGTATGGACGCATCTTCCCAAAACTGTTTCGGGGCGTCAACACATTTATTTCTATCGGTAAACACATTACTATAGGTAAACACTATTCCCGGCAAACCTCCTTTACCGCCTTTATCGCGTCGATGACATTACTGACAACAGTTACCTGCCCTTTCCACGAGTGATGCCATAAGACCTGATCCGGGGTTAGCTTGGCTTTCTCATCTCGTTTTATCTCCAGCAGGACATTTTTACCTTTGTAGCCCACAAGAATATCCGGGCAACCTTTCCCTACCGCATGGAGATGCTCTACCTCCATCCCCAAGCGTCTTAGCTCTTTGACGATCTCGACTTGATTAGAATCCACACGCTTAAATACCATTTGCTTTCCTTTGTTCAAATAGCTTGTTTGTCGTAAGCAATGCGTTTTGGTCAAAATCAAAACTTATATATTTATTAAGTTCTACTTGTAGTCTTGGGCTGAACTCAGTTAAATGGCAGTTAAGATGCTGACAAAACGCAATTGAAACTCGTAACGTCAGAGCAACTTTCCCATGTAAACATTGAGCAATGTACGACTGACCACCAATCTTGAATTGTTTCCCAAATTCTGTCTGACTTAGTTTCCTATTAGCGTTCCATAGTTTCAGCAATGCACGACTTTCTTCTATGTTTTCCTGTGTCACGATGCTTTTTCTCAACGCCAATCCCCTTTTTTGCCCCGGTTACCAAGTTCCCACTGGATGCGGCAATCTTTCTCCAGCTTATCCCGCCTATCACCCTTAACCCTAGCCAGATACTCCATCGCCTTGCCTCTGTCCTCTACTCTCCATGCTAAGACTTGGCGCACCTCGCACCTGTGCCTATGCTCCTCCACTTAGGATTCTCCATGCTTCGGCTGCACACAATGGAACTTGTCCGTTTCCAATGGCTTTAAGTCTGTCCACCCTAGCGTCCATCCCATTAGCCACTCTACCCACGTTGGGTTCAACTTCCCACCAGCGTGAGTCGCAAGCGAAGGAGTTTTCCTGTTGTACTCCGATGGGAACGCTCCCTCCTTGCTGTTGTGGCACATTGGTGTCGGTAGCAACGATCCAGATTCGATCCCTCTGATGGTTTGCTCCAACGTCTGCTGCTCCCAACACTCCCCATCTCGCATTAAACCCCATCGAGGAAAGGTCTCCGAGAACTCGTCCAAGTCCCCGGCTAGTGAGCATTGGTGAGTTTTCCACGAACGCGAATCTTGGTCGTACTTCGTGAATGATCCTCGCCATTTCTCGCCACATTCCGCTTCGCTCTCCGTCAATTCCTGCGCCTTTTCCGGCTGAACTGATGTCTTGGCATGGAAACCCGCCAGATACAACGTCAACAATTCCTCGCCACGGTTTTCCGTCAAAGGTTTGAACGTCATCCCAAATCGGGAAAGCCGGGAGAAGTCCGTCATTTTGTCTTGCGACAAGTACGCTAGCTGCGTATGGTTCCCATTCGACTGCGCAAACGGTTCTCCATCCGAGCAACTTTCCCCCAAGTATTCCACCACCAGCACCCGCGAAAAGAGCCAACTCATTCACATTACCCCCGAAATGATCCATTATTGTCAAAGTCAATCCTCGCCCCTGTTCTTTCCACAAACTGCTGGCTTAGACTGTCGTACCAAAGTCCGTACCACTCCTGACCGTCACCGTTCCGCTGCTTCTCGCACATTAGATAGGTATCCGGCTGAGTCTCGTCTATCTGCTCACCCCTATTTTTAGCGTTTTCCTTCTTCTTGTTGCGCCACACCAAAAAGACGTTATCCACCTGATCCGAGATAGAACCCGATCCCTTTAGGTCGTTCTTGTTCGGCTGTGTCTCGTCAGTCTGCTGCTTGCGGATATGGTGGACTAAATGGACATGGACGTTATGATCTCTAGCCAGTGCCGTTAACTCGTCGATAAAAGACTTTTGACCGTTGAAGTCATCCTCGTTCTTAACGCACTTCATTAGGCTATCGATGATGATGTGCTTAACGCCTAGCTCTGTGGCGCAGTACCTTGACATCGCAATCACCTTCTCTGGTGAAGTAGTTCCTTGCTGGTCGTACAGGTACATTTTGTCGGACAAGAACGACTCCATCCGGTCAACCATCTTCGTGATAAATCCTGCCCTGTCATGGGTTAGCGGATCATCCAGCGATTCACCGGAGAACTGTCGGAGCATCCGTTGTAGAGTCCTCTCTGGCTTCATCTCGAATGACGCTATGCAGACCGACTGATTTTGCTTGACCAAGTGCAGCGCAATTTGACCAGTTATGAGCGACTTACCACCACCGTTAGAACCTGCGTAAACCGTTACCTCGCCCTCACGATAGGCAAAGGAATCATGCGTCTTAGTCCAAGGCATAACAACTTTTCGCTCTGCCGTTTCCGATAGGTAGGACTCTTTAACCGACTCCAGCCAATCACGAGCCTTCCTTACTCGGATCGTCACATCGTTAGCGTGAAGGTACTTCTCTACATCAATGGTTTCCGATTTCAGGATTCTGGCTTTCCTAGCCTCGTCTAGTTCAATCGCCCTTGCTTCAATGCTCATCATTCTTCCCCTTGGTTTCAATGGCTCGGTTTAAATACCATATAGCTTTCTGCAAGTCTTGCGTATATGTACCCTTGTGTTCTGCCCTGCTTATGTATTTCACAGCGTTGCCAAGATGGAAATCGAGCCGCTTCGCTTCAATGTAGTCGATAGCCTCAATGCCGCCTGTGTTGTAGTGAGTAGGATTGTTCACCATGTCAGACATAGTTCTTTTCCTTAATCTTTGCCAAGAGCATCGTAGAGAATTCGCTAGGCTTTTTCGTTAGGTTCCAAATAGCCTTAATCTCTGCGGTAGATAAGTCTTTCCATCCAGAATCAAGCGGCTCCTCTGGCTCAGGTTCTTTCGGAAACTCAATCAGCGGCTCTCCGGCTAATCGATCAGCAAGGGCTTTCGTTAGGGCATGGTTCGTGTACATCAGCTTTAGAATCTTCAGTAGTTCCTCGGCTTCATCTCTCGCTAGTTCAATCGTCATTGTTTCCCCTAGTTAATGTAGCTTACTGCTTCGTTGATTCTGGATACAGCCGTTTTAAGCCGTTTTCTATCCTCGGCTGATACTTCCCTACCCTCGCTTACGTCAAACGCCGCTATGGACGTAATAAGTGCCTCAAATTGGATTATTTTCAGCAGGTCTGTTGCGTAAAACGGTCTGCGTACTGGTTTATTGAAATGTTGTTCCTTAAGGTAATTGATATTGTTGTCGTTAGGAAATAGGTCTGTCAAGTCCATTCCTACGGCTTCAACGATTTGCTGCGCTGAACATCCGGCAAAGCACTTGAGCAAAATCCTGCCATCGTCTGTTTCCGTTATGGCAAGGCTTGGTGATCTGTCAACGTGAGCAGGACAACAAGCTATCCAACGACCTTTAGAGCCTTTGACCTTTTCGAGTTTGTTTAGCAAGTCTCCAATCATCTTAATCTCCACAAAAACAGGCTATTGATTCCTCATCCATGCCAAAAAAGTCTGTTTGCTTCTGGGCATAGTTCATCATTTCTTTGTAGCTCGGACGGTCTTTCCTGAACCTAGCTCCGTTACCAAAACTCTTGTCGCTTGTCTGAACTAGCGTTTCCATCCTAGCCCACCAGATAGCTCGTTCCGGCTTCTCAGCGATCAAGCTCAATGTCTGACCAGCACCTTTAAGGAAACACAAGTCGCAGTTACCGTGAAGCGTTTTCCCATTAACGTTAGGCAATCCCAAGTCAAACGGCTGCTCAGACCAAAACTGTCCTACATCTTTTGCCGTTATGCCAGCAGTAACTAGCGGCAATCTTTCCCTAGCGATCTTTGCAACCCGTCTAGGCTCATCAGCCCTAATGCCTACCCAATCCATGCCTTCGTTATGCTTCCATCCTTTACTTTTTAGTAACTTATGGATTGCCTTAATTTTCATTTCGACAGTGCAAAACCTAGTGATTGGGTTTGGCAGGTACTTTTTCTTTAGGATTAGCTGCTCGAATGGCTCTCCGTTCCTGCTGGCTGTTTCAAACGAAACCTCCTCAAAACCCGGATCGTTAGCCCGATACTCAACCCAATGGATAGGTACATTCCAGTTGACGGAGCAATCCCTAACAAACTCTAGAGTCGCTTCTTCCTCTTTCCCGGTATTGGCAAAACATACGATTGCCTCGTCAGGAAGCCCCTTATTGGCTTGTAAAACCCGCCACAATAGGTAGGCAGATGTTCTACCTCCTGAAAAACTTATGACCGTAGGCTCGTCAATTAGAAATGGGTTTCTCATAGAACTCGTCTCCCCATAGAATTTTGTTGAACCTGAACTTTAGGTTCGTAAACATCTATCCAATCGCTAACGATGCTCTTTTGCAATACCTCTGACGTATCGATGCCCTTGTTCTTCATTGTTTCCAATTTAGAAAGCATCAACTTTACGGCTCGATCTGTCATCGGCTTCTTTAACTTTTTCCGCATTTCAACAAAGTCGTTCCAGTCAGTTTTATTCAACCAATCAGGAAGCTCTAACGAAACAGACTTCTTCTCTGTCTCTCTCTCTGTCTCTCTCTCTGGGATAGCAAGTTGCAAGCAAGGTGCTAGCATAGTGCTAGCGTCAACAAAAAAGCCATTATCTATCAATGGCTTAAGTCCTGCCTCTATATCCTTGCTAGCAATACGCAAGCGGAATGCTAGTTCATCGCTAGCAGCATTAAAACTACCGTCTTTTGACTCACTTGCTAGCAACCAAAGCAAAGGTGCTATCGCCTTGCTAGCGATCGGCAGGTTCATGTATGCCCTATCGTTAAGCAAGTCTCGATGCAGCTTTATCCAAGGTGGACACCGATCCCGGTAGTGCTGGAACTTTTCCCAGTTTTTAGGCTTTAGTAACATTGCCATCTCCAAACGAAAAAAGCCCTAGGAGAGACTCTCACCGATTAAGGTGTTGGCGGACTGGTGGGTCACCAGCAGAGTCCCTTCTAGGGCTTACCCATATCGTGCCGCCAAGCACGAGCAAAACTATACCTGAACGTTTCTTAACTGACAAATCTTACAAACATTGTGTTCCTTGAACTGCATTGACGATCTGGACTTCTTGCAGCCAGCACAGTATCTCAGCCCATGGTGGTATTTCTTAATCGTTCCAGTTTTGTCGCTTAACGTTGGAACTGAGAGTTTTGAAGGTTCTTCTTTCAACTGGTTGCCCTCT